ACAATGGGGAACCCCGGGCGATCCCCAACTCATTGATCAGTTTGGACAGGTAAAATCAAACGGCCAAGACGGCGTAAATGGGTGCGTTAGTTCGGGCCTTAGTAATTCCGGCGGACATTTGTGTTTATCTCCAGATTTGATTAATTTGTTGTCAACTCGTGGAGGAAATGCCACTGGACGTTGAAATCAACACAATACAGTACAAATTGTGTTGATTTTTTGGTTATTACACCACGTTTACACACACATTCGAATCGATCGGGCAATTTGCTCCATACCAATTCATGTATTGCAAAAAACCGCGCGGATTATAAGACACATTCGGATTTCCCATTTCCGACAACAAAATCTGCGCATTTTTAGTGTTGATGCTCGCGATTTGAGGTTGTATTTCGTAAATTGCGGCAGTATCCGCAGTGGTATCTGGCTTTGCAGTCAGAGCGGTTGTTACCGCACGCAAGAAATCCGAGTTATTGGTTATGTTTATTTTTTTTGGTTCATTGGTTGCAACTAATTCGTCGAGAAGTTTGGTTGGGGGTTCTTGCTTAATTTCGGGTTCTTTCGCATTCAAACTTCCAGTATTACTAACGATTGCCTTGGTCTCATTGTTCAGATTTTGATAATAAGCATCGTATGTATTTGAATACCCTTCCGTGCGACTAAATGGCATCAATGAAATTAAACACGCGGCTAAAATTAGGAGTCCCAAGAATATAACTTGGTTTGTTAACTTCATTTTCTATAATTGAACGGCATATTTTAGCCTTATTAAAATGCCACGATTCTCTCTGCAGTTTCATCTCGAACAAATATCCCCGTCAAGGTTTTGTACAGTTTCTCTACAGTTAGTCCTTTGCTGTAAATATAAGCATAATAAACGCAAAATAATGCGGTTCCTGAAATAATACTGTTGATCCACGGGATGTCATTTGTCCAGATCAAATACAAAGGACCCGCTTTGAACACGATTATAACAAGAGTTATGACAGTCAATACTTTTGCTAGATTTGCGGATGGCGTCATTGCGAATGCCGCAAATACTGTTAGAATTTGGTAAGAAAACGCGAGAATTAGAGAGGCAGCGGGGTTCCAATACTCAAGCGGAATGGGAGAATGTAATCGAAAGGTTATTGTTAAATAATAAATGAATGCCCATACGAAAACCCATATGCTAAAAAGCGTATCAAGTGAAATTTTATCGTATTTCATTTGATATTTGTCGATATTATGTTGCAAATATGATACTGTGGAGATGTAGTCTATTGGGGGCCCTGGTCATATCTTTGTTCCTCCTCATCCTCCTCATTCTCATCGTAATTATTGTCCATTCCTTCCATGCGCCTCAAGGGCTGCACCCAGTTCAACGAACCGAGAAACAGAGCAACAAAGATAAACAGCAACAAACTAATGTTGCGAGTACTGAAAATTCGCTTGATAGCCATTTTATATTATAGGCGGAGAGACAAGATTTTAACTGACCCCATTCTTCATGCGGGATGAGACGCCAACGGCGTCGTATAAAGGGAGGGGTCGTATAAAGGGAGGGGTCGTAGGGGAACCGTAGGTTCCCTACTTAACAGTACATCGCCAACATGCTCGGATTCAGTGGCTCATTATTCTTGATAAACATGTCCACCTCCTTTCGAGTGATAGTCATCGGGAACTCGACTTTCACCCCTAAATCCTTCTCAAACATCGCATTCCCAGGTTTCACAAGCCGATACAGATTCAACTTCGTATAAATGATTTCCAAACACCGTTTCAAATTACGCACTCCCGACTCACCCTTTGTTAGATGCGGCGTCGAAATCAAGTATTGAATCGTCTCATCCGGGATAACAATATCTGTGGCGGAAAAGCTCACTTGTTCCCGAATCTTGGGCAACAGATAATCTCGGGCAATCGTGATTTTCTCCTTCGTCTCATACCCCTTTGTCTGGATGCGATACATGCGGTCTCGCAAAATCGGATTGACCAAATGCTCGTCATTGTAAGAAAAGATGAACAGACACTTACTCAAATCCAATGACACCTCCGAGAAATATTTGTCGTGGAACTCCGTGTTCTGGGAAGTGTCGGTCAAGTGCGTCAGAATGCCGATGATTTCTTGTCCTCTCGCCGAATCACTCACCTTGTCCAATTCGTCGAAATAAATAATCGGGTTCATCGACTTGCACTCCATCAGGATTTGTGCGATTTTACCCCACATACTGCCCTCATAGGTATAAGAATGGCCTTCCAAGAAAGCCCCGTCGCCGCAACCACCCAACGCGATAAATGCGAATTCGCGGCCTAAAATCTTGCTGATGCCGTCCTTGACAATCGACGTTTTTCCGGTTCCGGGTGGGCCGTGAATCGCGATAGAGGTTCCAATGGAATTGGGATTCACTACCCATTGCCCCAACATCTGCATGATTTGCAACTTGGCATCGTTGAGACCGTACACGCATTCGTCCAACGTCCGGCGCGCGGTTTCCATGAATTTGTCACACACATCAATGCCGTCAGACAATCGGACGTCGATGCTGCGATACACGCCAAAGGGAATGCGCATAAAGGCGTCGACCCAGTTCTTGACTTTGTAATATTCGTGGTCCCCCCTGTCCATCGACTTCAACATATTGAGTCGCTGCATCGCAACCGTCTTGAATTTCGCCGGAATCTTCGATTGGAGTAGAGCTAGACGGTGAGGCTTCTCCGCATAAATGGTCTTGTTGATTTCCTTCAAATCCGCCATAATTCCCTGTTGCTCTTTATTGGAAAGCCGGTGCTTGAAATAGTCGATTTCATTTGTCTGCCGTCTCTCGCTATTGACCAGCTTGTAATACGCATTCGTATTTTCGTGTCGAGCCTTTCTGGCGAGCTTCTTGATTCCTGCATTGCATTGTTTCAAGGATTTCTGTAGAATCTGATTTGTCGGTCGGCGCTTTAATTGCTCCGATAACATCTTTCGGACCTCCAACATTTCTTTGTATTCCTCCTCCACGTCCTCTGGAAGCGGATTCATTTCTTCCGACCCCTTTTTCGGCTTCACCTCTTCTTGTTTCGCGGCCTTGGAACTCTTTTTGGATTTTTTATTTTGTTTAGCGTCTTTTGCCACTACATTTTCGTATGCGGAGCCCATAAACGTCTTCTCATCATCACTGTCGAATTCTTCGGTTATGTCCTCGACGAGAGATTCTACGTCCTCGTCTTCCTCCTCCTCCTCTTCCTCGTCGCCTAAACCACCCACACTCAAAATCAGGTACTTGCCTGATTCTCTTACATCCTCCTCTTCATCCGAGTCGGTTTCATACTCTATTTCTGACTCGGATTCCACCTTCTTTTTGTGGGACTTGTGTTTTTTGGAAGAATGTTTTTTCGCTGACTTCTTCTTTTTGCTATGGCGCGACCTTGTGACCACCTCTTCTTCACCTTCTTCGTCAGAATCGGAGCCAAATGGGTCATCCGAATCTGATTCGACTTTCTTGGCGGATTTTTTACCTTGTTTCGCTCGCTCTTTGGAATACTTGGACGGGAAAATCTTGGCAATCGTATTCTTGAATTCCTTCGCGTCAAACACTTCTTCCTCATCTGAACTACATTCTGTGTAAACGGTTTCTTCGTCCTCTTGATTACTGCTGGTAGATGGCTTGTATTCCGATTCCGATTCTTCCTCTGACGAAGAAGAAGAGGACGACGAAGAATCCGAAGACTCCGGCTCGACCACCTTCTTTTTCTTATTATAAAGTTTCGTTTTAATCGGCATGATTCTCGAGGTTGGTTGGATAGCTAGTTATGTAGCCACACGTTTATGTGTTTTCTACAATGTTGTTATTTGCTTGCTCGAAAAATTGAACGATTTCTTCTGTAAATATTTATTACTTTACACCCCTCAATCCTCTCTTAGTATTAGTGCTCTAAAGCTACTTAAAATTATCATTCGTTATATTATAGTTTCACCAATCTTTTGTCAAAAACCATGTCGAAAGTGCGCAGTCAATACGAAACTCCCTCTCGCATTATTCGTGTTCAGTTTAGTCTCTTGTCTCCCGAAGAAATTCTTAAGAATTCCGTGGTGGAGATTACGCGCAGAGAGACGTACATGGGAGGAATGCCGGTGGACGGCGGTTTGTTCGACCCGAGAATGGGTGTATTAGAACCAGGTATGATTTGCCCCACAGATGGGCTAACCCACATCGACACGCCGGGTTATTTCGGCCACATTGAACTCGGCCGTCCGGTGTTCTTCATTCAACATATCAAGGAAATCATGAAAGTATTAAAGTGTGTGTGTTTCAAGTGTAGTAAGTTGCTCATCGACAAGTCGCAACACGCGCACATTCTCGAGTATTCGGGCGAGAAGCGTTGGGAATATGTGTTGAACGCGGTCTCGAAGCGTATTGGGCGTTGTGGCGACCAGACTGGCGATGGGTGTGGATGTTTGCAGCCGGACAAAATCAAGTTGGATGGAATGGCGACTCTGCAGGCGCATTGGCTCAGAATTCCGGCGGCGACAGGAACCAATGGCGCGGCTCCGGGAACAGCGAGTCTAAAGTTGACGCCGGAGATTGTCCTCAAGATTTTCCGCCGGATTTCGGATGAGGATGTCAACTTTGTCGGGTTTAGTTCGGCTTGGTCTCGTCCGGAATGGATGATTTGTCAGATTCTGCCTGTTCCGCCACCCGCGGTCAGACCTTCTGTTAAACTGGACGCTCAACAGCGCAGTGAAGACGATTTGACACACATCTATATCAATATCATCAAGACGAACAACGACCTGAAGAACAAGATACAGGAGAACGCGAACCCGAATGTCATTGAAGGGTTGACGCTCGAACTCCAGTATCTGATTGCCATGATTGCGAACAACAAGGTGAAAGGCGCTTCGCCTATTGCGCAGCGAAACGGCCGGCCTCTACAGTGCATTATGGGTCGGCTCAATTTCAAGAATGGCCGCATTCGTGGCAATCTGATGGGAAAACGTGTGGATTTCAGTGCAAGGTCGGTCATTACGGGCGACCCGAATTTGTCAATAAGACAATTGGGTGTTCCGCTGAAGATTGCGATGAATATAACGAAGCCGTTGACCGTCAACGATTTGAACCGCGATTTCTTGACCAAATTAGTACAGAATGGCCCGGATTCGTATCCCGGCTCCAAGATTCTGGAAAGAGCTTCGGGTGAGCGCATTTCGCTTAGATACGTCGACCGCAATTCGATTGTGTTGCGAAACGGCGACATCGTTCACCGGCACATGATGGACGGCGACTACGTTCTGTTCAACAGACAGCCTAGTTTGCACAGAATGAGCATGATGTGTCACGAAGTAAAGGTCATGAAGAAAGGCGATACGTTCAGGATGAACGTGTGTAACACAAAACCGTACAATGCTGATCGACCAATCTCATAATCATCGAGGTCAGCAACAGGGAGCGTGAAAAGCGTGCAACTCCCTAGTAAAGTAGGGAACCTACTTTGCAACACGACCAAATTGCGGGAAGTCCCTGAAGCCTTCGCTACCACTCCCTAATGGAAACATTTCGGAGGAACTCGGTTAATAGCCGAACCCAATGGTAATAATGCGATGGATTGGGTAATCCGCAGCCAAGCCTCCTAATCTCGACATGATAAGAGAAAGGAGGAAGGTTCAACGACTAAACGGTTGTGGGTCTCAAGTGATGGTATAATCAACCTGATGAGGCATAAGATATAGTCTGGCCGCTCGGGAAACCAAGCGGGTGCCATGTTCGATGGCGATGAGATGAATATGCATATGGCCCAAAATATATTGGCCGAAACAGAGTTGCGTTTATTAGCAGCAACCACGACACAAATAGTAAGTCCGTCCAGCAATGTTCCGATTATCGCGATTTATCAGGACTCTCTCCTCGGGTCTTATCGTCTGACTCGCGAGGGCGTCAAGTTCACAGCCCGCGACGCAATGAATCTGTTGATGATGTATCCGAAGGTCAACCCCGCTACATTGTTCGAGCGCAGCCGCAAGGAAGTATCCAATTTCGAACTCTTGTCGCAAATCATGCCGCCTTTAACCCTCAAATACAAGACGAAGCTCTGGGATTCGGATAGAAAGGAAGACCCCGCAGTATCCAATCATGTCTTGGAAATCTACAATGGCCGTTATATCCGCGGTCAAATCGAGAAATCTGTTATGGGTGGAGGTTCCAAGGGCATTATTCACCGCATCTGCAATGATTATGGTAAGAGCGCAGCGGCGGATTTCATCGACGATTTACAGAATATTGTGACGGAGTACATGAAGGTAAGTTCTTATAGTGTCGGTGTCAGCGATTTGATGTCGAATCGCGAGACATCTACGCGCATTATCCAGGCGATTCAAGACAAGGAACTCGAGGTCGCCGCGCTTATCCAGAAACTGCACGCCGGTGCATTCGAGAACAATACGTCGTTTTCGAACAAGACGGAGTTTGAAGCCCAAGTCAATAATGTGTTGAATGATGCGACGAAGAAGACCGACGAAATCAGTCGACAGAGTCTGAATCCCGACAATCGATTCTTGATGATTGTCAATTCGGGGTCGAAGGGGTCTTTGTTGAATATCTCACACATGATTTCGTGTTTAGGTCAGGTCAATGTGGATTCAAAGCGTGTTCCTTATGGTTTCGAAAGCCGGACTCTCCCGCATTTCTGCAAATACGACGATTCTCCTGGCGCGCGTGGATTCATCAAGAATTCTTATATTGGCGGATTGAATGCCCACGAGTTGTTCTTCCATGCTATGGGTGGTCGCATTGGTCTTATTGATACCGCAGTGAAATCTGTATCTTGGGAGACTCCGATTGTTCTATTGGACCACGGAAACCCGATTTATACGGAGATTGGAAGATGGATTGATGGGATTATTGATGGGTCTAAACCGGAGACCGTGCAGAAATATGAGGAGAAGAACATGGAGCTGGTTAATATTGATTCTGGCATTGTCTATGTTCCGACCATGGATGAGAATGGCGTGGTTTCTTGGGAGGAAATAACGGCGGTCACCAGGCATGACCCAGGAAATGTGTTGTATGAAATCAAATCTATGGGCGGTAGGTCAGTTATTGTGACGGAAAGCAAGTCCCTGTTGATTTGGAATGCGGAGAAACGCGTATTCAACGAAGTCTTGACACCTGAAATCAAGGTGGGCGATTGTTTGCCGGTTACGGCCGAACTAGGAGAAGCACCCATAACGCTCAATTCTGTGTCATTGGCAGACATTCTCCCAAAATCTGAATATGTGTATGGAACGGATTTCAACAAGGCAGTCGAGATGATGAATCATGCCATGGAAGGTCGCAACAAGATTCCCGCAAATTGGTGGAAGTCGAATAATTCTGTTGAGTTCACATTGCCTTATCCGAAGAAATCGGGGCTTCAGCGAGCAATTGCGCATTCCAACACAGACGGAATCAAGTCTGGATACGTTTACCCTTATCATGGGGTGAGAAGCGAAGCCTGTATTCCAGAGGAGTTTGAACTGAATGAAGTGAATGGACGGTTCATCGGATTATTCTTGGCGGACGGACATGCAACAAATGAACATATTCACATAACCAAGAACAATTCAGCGGTGCAAGATTTTGTCAAGTCGTGGTTTGACTCCTACAATATTAATTACTCGACAAAGACGAACGTAAATTCCCACGGTTCAAGTACCACAATCCAAGCGACTAACGGTGTATTGGCCCGATTCTTAACAAAATGGGTTGGCAAAGGGTCGACCGGGAAACACGTTCCGACTGAAGCATTCGTCGCGGACAAGTCATTCATGAGAGGTCTCATCAGTGGATACTTCTCAGGTGATGGAACGATTTCCAAGAATTCGATTGAGGCTTGTTCCGCGTCCAAGAGATTGATAGAGGGAATCAATATGATTTTGTCGAGACTCGGAATATTCGGCAAGGTATTCTCGACGCAGTTGAAGTCGAATAACTTTGGAACCAAAAATATCAAGCCAAGCCATAGATTATCAATTCGTTCTCATTGGGGAGCCAAGTTTGCAAGGCAGATTGAACTTATTGAAGATGCAAAGCAAGAGAAGTTGATGCAGATAAAGTGGAACTCAAAGCACGCAAACTTTGACACACACAATAATGTTGTGTTGGACCCCATCGTTGAAATTACTCCACTCAGCCCTGAAAACTATCCCAAGATGTATGACTTGACTATTCCATCCACGCTCAATTTCGGGTTGGCGAACGGTCTCCAGGTTCGCGATACTAGTCAGACTGGATATATTCAGCGTCGCTTAATCAAGGGCTTAGAGGACTTGAAGGTCGACTATGACCTAACTGTCCGCAACAGCAACGGCAAGGTCATCCAGTTCTCTTATGGCGAGGATTCGTTCGACCCGATGTTTGTGGAGAATCAGTCGCTGCCTATTGTCTCGATGTCCACCCAGGATATTTACATGCACTATGACATGGCGTCGAATGAAAAGGACACGATTTCGGCTTTTAACAAGGGCGCTTCGGCTCGCATGGGAAAACAGCGCGATGAATTGCAGAAGAAATGCAAGAAATACATCGACTTGATGTTGGATTCGCGCGATTTGGCAGTCCGGAATATCTTCAAGAACAAGAATGTGGATTCAGTGTTGGCTCCCGTGGCGTTCATGCACATAACCAACAATATCCAGGGAAATCTTGGTTTGGCGGCGAATTCGATTGTGGATTTGACTCCTCTCGAAGCGTTCCAGTTAATTGAGGAGTATTATGAGAAGTTGAAGTCTCTACACTATGCTCCGCCGAATCAATTGTTCGAGATTCTCTATTTCTACTACTTGAATCCTCGCGAATTATTGTTGGTCAAGCGATTCCATCGCAAGGGGTTGATATTGTTGTTGGAGACGGTGTTCTTGAAGTATAAGCAGGCTCTTGTGCAACCGGGTGAGATGGTGGGTGTGGTGGCGGGTCAATCGATTGGTGAACCGACTACACAGCTGACTTTGAACACTTTTCACACAGCGGGGGTGGCCTCGAAATCCAATGTCACCCGTGGTGTTCCGCGCATTGAGGAAATCTTGCGCTTAACCAAAAATCCGAAGCATCCTTCGATGACGGTGTTCTTGAACCCGGCCGACGAATCCAACCAGGAGAAGGCGAAACAGTTCGCCAATATGATGGAACACACCCGGTTGGCCGACGTGGTTTCTTCGGTCCAAATCTGTTTCGACCCTGATGAATTCAACACGCGTATTGTGGAAGACCGAGCGCTCATCGAACAGTATTACGAATTCAACCGCATGTTGGAAGAATGCAATGGGTCGCCATCGCCACAGACATCCAAATCAAAGTGGATTGTGCGCATGGAGATGGATACGGAGACCCTGCTCGACAAGAATATAACGATGGACGATATCCATTTCGCTATTAAGAATGGTTCATCGGGTCAAGATGTCGAGTGCGCTTATGCGGATTACAATGCGGACAAGCTGGTATTCCGTATTCGCATGGCCAATATCGCGAATGCCAAGAAGCGCAAGGGCGTAGCAGAACCCTTGGACCAGACCGACGAGATTCACATCTTGAAAAAGTTCCAGGACGACCTCCTATCGAATATTGTGTTGCGCGGCGTCAGCGGAATAGCGAATGTCCTCCCGCGAAAACTCAACAATATGGTCTCCAAGGTGGATGGCAAGTATGAGAAGAAGGAGACGTGGGTCTTGGACACGACGGGTTCGAATCTGTTGGAGACACTCGGACTTGACTACATCGACACAATTCGTACGCACAGTAATGACATTCGCGAGATGTTCGATGTGTTGGGCATAGAGGCGGCTCGACAGGTCATTCATGATGAGATTGTGGATGTGTTGGAATTCAGTGGTGCTTATGCGAACTATCACCATCTGAGTCTCTTGTGCGACCGTATGACCACGAAGAAGGGATTGGTGTCGATTTTCCGCACAGGGTTGTTTAGTGATGATATCGGCCCGATTGCAAAGGCGACTTTCGAAGTGCATACGGAGGTGCTGCTTGATGCGGCTCGATTCGGCGAGGCAGATAATATGCGCGGTGTCAGCTCGAATGTCATGTGTGGACAGCCGGGTTATTATGGAACCAATGCATTCCAGCTTGTTCTCGATATGAATGAAATGTCGAGTCTGAGTGCGGCGTTGGTTGCAGATAAGGTGGACCCGATGACCGAGTTGATGGGCGGCGCAGCAGACGATTCGGAAGTATGCCCGAAGTCGAAGATGGAAATCAAAAATAACATTAGCGGCATGAAACCGGTAAATCCAGGGCTGTGTGATGACGACTATGACGCTGGGTTCTAAACAAGGGCGCTGCGCAGTACCAACGGTCCCTTCGGAACCCTCCTTTAACCAAATAACCAAATATAAAACTCAAATACTCAGTGCGGGTTAGCCCCTAGAACCTTCCGTTGACTCGAATATTCTTGTAAATATAATTAGTAAAATACAATAAAAAGTGGTATTTTTTTTATTGTTTTTTGCAAGGGGTATAAAGGATGATTTCCGAAGGGGAAGGGGTTCCGAAGAGGCGTGGTCCTCCGTCTACACTTGGTTCGCAACAAGATAATCTGTTGTGTCCTCGTCCGATTTAAGCGACGATGGTATCTCGACATTATCCACATAAACAACCGGATAAATAATATTGTCTTGATACGGCTTGACTGTTATAGCAGACTCTTCGGGAATCTCGGAAGGAACGCCCTCGACCAGAATCGTGGTTCTCGTAATAGGCGCCGTTCCGCTGCGTTCATATGGAAATGGATGAATAATAATTTCGCTGGTTAAGCATTGGTTTGATATATATCGAAGTATAAGGAATATAATTCCACAGGAGCATGTGGTCATGCCGACCACTAGTATAATAATATCAATTGGCGATGACATTTTAGTTTGTTGTGTTTAGCGAACCCTACGCCTAATGGAACGAAATAATCAATTTTCAACAAAATATTCGTGTAAAATATACAAAGATGACTGCTTGGACAGATGCTGTGAGTGCCGCCTACAAAGGTGGAAAGGCAAAGAATCCTCTCTATTCTCTCAAAGACGCCATGCTCGACGCGAAGAAGGTGTATCGGTCCAGCTCCAAAACGGTATCGGCCGTTGCCAACAAGGTTGTTCCTGTCATCGGCAAGAATAAGACCAGCAAACGGAGAAAGGGTCGCCGCGGAACTGCCAAGAAACAAGGCAAGAAATAAAACATAATGATACAATGAATATGTGTCATTATGCAAAGAAATCTCATTTCGCCACAAATACAATTTTAGAAAGGGCTTCCTCCAAAGTCCACGTATTCGAACTGTGCGTTTGTATCGATTCTTCCACCATTTTGGCGAATTCTTTCGTCGATTCGAGAGGAACCGGAGGAACAATGAGTCCGTATTCATATATTTTGTTGTTGAAACTTCCCGCCGTGGAACGCAAGAAATGATACCGCGTCTTATTGGGGTTGTCCCCCAGTCGCAACCATTGCACATCCAATTTCGCGAAAAATCCCTTTAAGCCGTTCGTATTAAACAATATAATCGGCAAATTATATTCTGTGGCGAGCATCCAGATGTCCATGTCGGACAAGTAATAGGAATCGCTGGTGACGATGGCAGCAAATTCATCCGGCGTCATATTTTTGCTGAGAAACATGCGCGATTTTCCCTGTTTGCGCATAACTCCTCCGACTTTCGCAATCAATTCAGGTCTCCTCTCAAACAGTGCGGAATAAGCTCGAACAAGACGCGTCCGAACGCTCGTTTCATCTACTATCATTCCCGATGCTTCGATAATGCGAATGATGGGCTGGAATGTACAAGGCGCACTGTCGCGGTAAGTCCATTCACGCGCATCCGCCGAAAAAATGCGTTTCCAAATCATTTTCGGGTTGCCCACAATGGGTCCGACTTTGACAACACAATTATTCTCTTGGTCTACGTCCGCCGGTTCCTGGTACTGTTCTTCGAGAGGTATCTTTTCATTCGGATAGAATTTGCTTATCGACGGATTCGCCAATTCATAATTGGTTTGTGTTGCGTATTTGGTCTGTTGCTCTCCGGTTCCATCCAGTTCCGCAAAGTATTCGGGTGTTAAAGCGGATTGAACCAACACAAATTCATCGGGTTGGATACTGTAATCCACGTTCTGCGCATTGAGCCGGCCTTCCGCGTCATACATGAACGCTTTGACGCGCTCGTTCCGCACCAATTCGTCGGCCAGACGTCCCACGTAGATTGCCTCGTTGTCATATTTCGAGAGGAGATGCCATTTGGGAATGGCCAACTGTGCCGCGCCATTATCTTTTATGATGCAGGTGGGAGAGGCAACCGAGTCCTCGTCGCATTCATTGACCGCCGCCATATCGAGAAGCACGTCCTTGGCAATATCCACAAATACCACTTGACCCTTAATGAGGGTTTTCAAGATGGATTCGGCATGCTCTATTTTTTGTCTGTAGAGAAGAGTCGGTTCTTCAGTACTCCGCTTTAGGGTCTGTTTCGTTTTCCGGTTGGCAAACTCGTTCAACAGATTCCTGACGCGATTCCGGAAAGCGTGGTAAAACTGACTTTCCAGAGTTATGTATTTTGTCATCTTCTCGCGTTTTTTGTCGCGGGTTCGACTCGTCGCAATCGTTTTGTCCGCCGCAAACGCATCGACACCTTCATATGCGTGGAGGCCGTCCATGATAATATCCTCATTCGGCTTGATGGGAACGAATTGATTGGTCTCGGTTAAGAACCCGACAATTAATCCTTCTTCTTTGATTTTCCAGACGGGTTTGCAGGGAATTCGGGTTTTAGAAGAAATGCGCATGAGAGTGGAATGCGTGGTTTCATAATCGCGCAAAAGAGAGAGGTCGTCCATGTATTGGACGGGAAGGTCCTTTACGCGCGCCGAAGGCGCGCAAGGAACATAGACCCCTTTACCTTTGGTCTTTTTCGTCTTCTCTTCTTTTTCGCTTAAAGAAACAACCAACCCAATGGTTTTTCCCTGATAATTCACCACTTGCGACTCCACAGTCAATCCCTCCGCATTCAGAATCCGTTTTATAGGAACCGGGTTCAAAAATCCATATACCGTCGGCAAACTCGGAAGAGCCGGACAATATTTTTGTGTGGAGAGTTCCACGTTCTTTAACACGTGGACAATGCTCGGTGCCACTTTACCCTTCTTGAAGAAAGGCGCAACAGTCGGTGTTGTCGGCGTCGATTCATATTGGAATATCGGCTCGTAAAACTGGTCGTGCTTCAACAACAACACCGTATCTTTGTCTTCTTTAAATTGATTCGCAGAATATAAATTGGTCGGACAAACCAGTTCGACGCGGTCGAGCATGTCATTGGCGCGGATTTCCAGAATGACCAGATTGAGTCCTCCCGGTATAATGCGCGCATTATCGCCGCATACAAAATCCCACAAATATTGGTGGTCCACTGTTCCATCTTTGTCCTTTAAGTAGTCTACAAAATGTTCATAGGCGAGAATGGCGTCGTCGAAATAGCGTTTTTGTGCGCGGTCGTTCAAATCGAGGCCTAACGCGAATTCCGTGTGTTCGTATTTCTTTCGGTCTGGGACACGCTTAGTGTTGGCGGGGCGAAAAGCGGATAAAAGAGACCCGTTGTGTGCCGTGGCAAATGAATCGAGTGTTATGACTTCTGCGAGAATCTTGCGGAATTCATCGACGGTGGGGACTTTGTCGAGACCCTGGCGTTTGGCGTAAATATGTGCGAAATTTCCCAAGAAGGATTGGTTGGGCGGTTGCTCTACACCATATCTGAGAAGAACGTTTTTCCCGGGTTGTATTAGCGCCGGATTATTGGGGTCGAGTGCGGGTTTATAATCCATGTTGAGGAATAGTTGGACGGAGATGGGAAGGAAGCCCCAGCGTTGGTGGGGAACAGGATAGGTGTCGAGGTTGTAGATATATTGTGCTGTCTTCTGCGCAACCTTCTTTTTCTGGGGCTGTTTTGCCGGGGCGCCGTCTTCGTCTTCTCCTGCCTGACATCTGGCTCGGGCATCACGCTGTGTTTTCCCGTCCCACGACTTGAAACAACAGGGCAGACACTTGCCGTCTTCTCTCGAATCCTCGATGAACCCGGGATATTGCGCCCGGTCATTCAATTCGTACACATAAGCGCCCTTGGGTATTTTGTCGGCGCCTTTCGGTATGACTTCTCCGCATTTTCCGGCTTTGACGTCTTCTTCGGATATGGCACTGTTCGTGAGGAAACACCAGAATCTTGGGCAGATGAAATGGTGCTGATTTTTCGGGTCGGAACCGTATTTGACAGAATGTTTGTAGGAAGCGGGGTCCAAACGGTCGAATTCGGATTGCGTCAAAATAACCGGATGTCGAGAGGTCGGTTGACAACTCACAGAAAATGCCTTGAATTTTCCTGTTGCCTTTCTCGCGAATAAGACGGGGTCTTTTCTGCGGAGTTTTTTCAGGAAGGGATTCACCGGCTTTAATGCCATGCCGTCGGGTACGAGTCGGTCGTCGTCTGCGTCTTCGTCGGATTCCGAATCGGAACCAGCCCCGCCGTACTCTTCTTCGTCGTCGTCGAACATAATCGGACCCTTTTTCTGTTCAACGACGGTTGGCATGGACACGGGAACTGGGACAGGGACAGCCTCTTCTGCCTCTTCTGCCTCTTCTGCCTCTTCTACCTCTTCTGCCTCTTCTGCCTCTTCTGCCTCTTCTGCCTCTTCTGCCTCTTCTACCTCTTCTACCTCTTCTGCCTCTTCTACCTCTTCTACTACTGGTGCAGTTTCAACGGGTGCTACTACTGGTTTCTCAACAGAAAGATTTAGGGATTTCATGTAGATTTCCCCGAGCAAATTCTCGCCGGTTTTAACGGATTTGCCGTCCTCGCTTACATGCGCGCCCCATTTCATATCACTTCTCGAAAAGTGCACCAATTTAAGATTTAATTTTTTGACAACTTCGAGTATGCGTTGAATATCTGTGTGGCGCTCGATTTTGGATTTGATGAGAGCCTCCATAATGGAAACGCTTTCTTTATTCCATTTTGCGACATCCAATTGAATTTTGCGTTTTTCCATTGCCTTTTTACCTCCTTGCGTTTTGGCTTCTATTGCCGTCCAACCTTGTCCTCCTACAGAAAATTCGGGAACAACTTCGGGATGCCCTGAAACTGCATATTTCTGTGACTGAAATGCATGTTCTACTGTGGGGAAAAGAATGCCTTTGTATTCTACATCGTGATTCGAGAAGTTGGACAGGGACTTCATTGCGTCTTCTGGCATTCCCGCTTCCACATATTGCTTGTATTCCTTCGTTTTTGAGAGGTTGGCGGATTTTGAATGGAACTGTAGAATCGCGGCTTCTTTAATGGGAGCTTGTTCTTGTTTTTCACCTGTTAGAAACGACGTTAGAGTTCCGAATATGGATTTATTCTCTTTCGCGGGTTCTTCTGGTTTCACGGGTTCTTCTGGCTCCTCCTCTTCTTCTTCGAAGGCGATGGGTCCTTTTTTGGCTGGCGGTTTGTCTTTTTCGTCTTCTTCTTCAAACACAACCGGTTTTTTAGCAGCATTTGTGTGAAGACGTTCGAGAAGATACCCGACATCTTCTTTTTCGGCACCCATGTCTTCTCCAACAACTACAGGCCCTGCGTTATATTCTTCCTCTCCTTCGTCCTCTGACGCAAATTGGGCAAACAAGTCTTCTTCGGAAGTCTGTTTCGTAAAGCGGAGAGGAGCCGCGACAATGGGGTTCTTCTGGACGTCTTCTTTAGATACTTCTTCGAATTTCCGAGATTTTTTGCAGAATCGGTTTAATTGTTTGAGAAGAGGCGTCTTTTCTTTGTATAGCTGGGTCATCTTCAGAATCGCATCCACATAAACACCTACTGTATCCAAATATCCCACTGCGGTCAAGTCATTCACACGAAGTTCGATGGTCTGTTCCTCCTTGTCGATTTTCATGCTCATAGGGAACCCCGGGTTCTCCACAATCATCCCGTCGATTTCATTTAACCCGCCCAATACTTCTGCAACCAATTCTCTCGCCGCTTCTCGCGAATCGACCAGTTTTTGAGAAACGAGTTCCTCTACAATATCCTGTAGGTCATGGTCGCCATATTGCACTTTGCCGAATAATTCGACGATGAGAATGCGAGCGGCGTCCATATCTTGGAAGTTTTCGACGCGCTTTAGGCGGACTTGGTCTCCGTGAACGGTGCAAATCGAGTACAGACAAGGAACCGATTCCCATGAGGCCGGTTTCGCCACTTCCATGGTCGCCACATATTCCATACTCACAATTGTCGACTTCTTGAATATGGCGTGTGGAGGAATATGATATCCGGTGGATAACAAGTCGCGGCCGATTTGTTTGAGAAGAGGCGCAACAGAACGTTCTATGACATCGTCAATCGTCCTCTCAACAACGGGTCTCGAGAAGACAAATTGCAATTGAATATCGCCGTTCGATTCAAAATGGAGGTAGCAATTCGCCACGGTTTCGGATTCACTCAATACGACGGATTCTAAATACACAGATATCTGTCGAGAAGAGCCGGTGTCTTTCGACAGACGCATGATTTTGGCGCGGGATAAATACGGGATTTTCTTGCCAGTGCGACTCGTCCTCTCGAAATAAAACCGGAACAAATTCTCACGCCGGTTCCCCGGATTGAATTTGATGTAGGGCGTCTCCTTCGTCGCATGCAGGTTTTTAAACAGCATTTCCAAGTTGGTAGAGCGAGAAGCGGGATTTTTGAACCGCAGGGTGGCCGAGAGAATACCGCGCGTTTTGTACTCGACCTTGGCAGATTCGTCGGCGGCAATCGCGTAAAGCGTCTGAATCGATTGATAGTGTGTTTCGCGTGCATCGGATAATAACCCCGCGGTGGCCTTTACCAATTTAGGCCGCCTGCTCAACAAATCATCCGCTGACCGGACAGAATTATTGTAGAGACCGGGGTAATAATAACGCGACAGGTATTCGACGTTCGCACCTTCTTCAAATACACGGTCAGCTAAACAAACGTACAAAGTCCGGTCAAAAATATCGCCGCAATTGAGAAGCAGCGAATTATCTGCAGAAATCAAATCGGCGTGTTCTTTCTCTTCGACGGAAGAAAAGGGGTTGGCCTGGAATGTGGCGTCTCTGCGACCACTTGCGAATTTGAATCCGATGGGGGTCGCCACCCGGATTTCCAGCCGTTTATCCGACAAGAAATCCTCGAGAGTGCTATAGGCGATTTTGTCGCGGGGTTTCAACTTCTTTATTATTTTTTCCGCGTCGGGATGGCCTTCCAACATTTGCGCAACAGTAGAAATCGGGATTTTAGGGTCGTCCTCTTCTCCCGTTGCGGACTTCAATTCATTCAATAAATGGAGTGTAGAGGTTTCTTCGGATGTATACCCGTACAAATAGATTTCCTCGTATGCCGAACGTATATGAAGGGCGTTGTGTAGCTCATACAGAATTTTCATTTTTATGGTACGAATCGAATCATCGGGGATAAACAAGTATTTCGAATGGTTTTCTTGTTCCAACCCTGAAAATAGGATGGTATTCGATATTTTGCCATTCGATTCCAATATGTGGACTCGATACTCGGCCGTGGCCATTTTTATATATAGTCATTTGACATGTTTTTATTCTAGTTATCCAGAGTTCAAATACCGGGTTCAACAGATAGTATTATGATAGAGTATACCCCCTCCAGAAAGAATGGCAAAACGTGCACTTCTTATTGGCGCGAATTATACTGCGACGCCGGCGGTTCAATTGATGGGATGCATCAATGATGTTGTGAATGTGCGGAATATGTTGATTGATGCGTATGGATACCAACCCGCCAATATTTACGTGTTGCGCGACGACGACAATACGCGTCTTCCGACCAAAGCCAATATTTTAGCCGGTTTGACAAATATTATTGCGATGTCGGGGGCGAATGATACGGTGTGGGTGCATTATAGCGGACATGGTTCGCAAATCCGCGACTCGAATAGCGATGAGACGGATGGATTGGACGAATGTATTGTTCCCAGTAATTACAATGTTGCCGGATACGTAACCGACGACGATTTATTCGCAATTCTAAAAAATGCTAAATGCCGAATGATATTGTGTTTTGACAGTTGCAATAGTGGAACCGTGTGTGATTTGCAATACTCGGTCAATTACAATAATGGCATTTTGACGGCGGCGGTCAACAATGCTCGGTTGGTGGCCAACGCAAATATTATCATGTTGAGTGGGTGCCGGGATATACAAACGAGCGCAGACGCTTATAACACCATGGCCAAGCAAAACTGCGGAGCGTTTACGATTGCGTTAATGGAGACTTTAAGAACGAACGGGCATAATGTGTCTCTTCTCAAATTGTATTCGGAAATGTGTGCGTATTTGAAGCGGTCGGGATTTACACAAATTCCAGTGTTGTCGTGTAGCACGCCGAATCCGTCCGCGGTTTCATTTGTCCGGTCTTTGCCTATTGGGTTTCCGCAGACCACCACTGCGACAATAGTGGGATTGCCTTCTGTTTACAAGACAAGAGAGTTTATTATGCCGACCATGACTGCGTCTTCTCAAACATCGAGTTTGAAGACACTCATGTCGACTCTTCTGAAATAATATAACATCTCAACAGTTCCGTGTTATATTATTCACGTGTCGTAATATGGATTGTCGCGGATTTTCATGCCGCAATATTCGGTCGGTTTCTTCTTATAGTCGGTCGGGTCATGAATGCCCGCTTCTTTCGCACATTCCAACAGAAATTTGAAATTCTCCCAAAACTCGCTCTTATGGCCAATGGATTCTGTTGCGATGTGGGAGAGTTCGTGTATGGCGACAAACATGAGCGTGTGGTCGTCAATCATGTTGTCCTCTCCTTTTTTCGTTTTATTGAGACAGAACGCCAGCTTCTCGCCTTTGTTCTCACTGTAAGCCGTGTATTCACTGGTCGGCAGAGTCTCCATGAATTTCTGTGGATTGAACCCGGATACCAACCTCTTAACACAAGGTTTGTCGGCGTGCGATTCTCCGCAATAATCGACCAACTGTTTGCATTTGTCCGCCGTCTTGGCTAAAAGGTCCGCGGCGTCTTGCAACTTCTCGCGTTCCCTCACACAATATTTGTTGCCATCTACCGTACTCACAATACACTTTAATTGGAATTCGTCGCCTTTGAAATATACAAAAACACCGGCTCCTAGAATCAAGAGGATAATCGCGTAGATTAAATAATCCCCGCGCGCCATTTATAGTATTTCATCATATTATTCGAATAATATGAAAAATTGAATCACTTTTAATACTATAACTCGACACAAATACTCTTGTCTTCTTGTTTTCTTATGAAAATGCTGAACCCAATATCGATGTTTCGTAATAAATCGGTGAAGATTCATCCGGCCAAGCCGGACCCTTGTGAAAGTATCTATGTGAAATGGACGCAACCGAATGCGTATGATGCCTGCAAACTGCAATACGCGCAATATTTGGAGTCCTTGAAAGAGCGCAGCAATCAAAGCTAACCGGAATCTTACTTTTTAGCCATATCCATAACTCGTGCAATTTCCGATTTGCGTGGTAATTTTCCGCCAATAATCGAGAGGTAAAACACTCTAGGAGCAAAGTATTTCTGTATAAGGCCGTCTACGACGGCCTTTGTTATGTTCTTGTAATACATCTTCTGCAAATCTTTATAATTCCGAATCTCCACATCATTGTGCAACAAAACCCTCTCGCCATTATGCTCGCACTTCTGTACTAAATCCGACTCGTTCATAATCGCCAATTCGCCGATTCTCTGTTTCGCCCACCGGACTTCCGACTCCTTTACACCATTCTTTATTAAGTCGTCAATCATCATTATTAGTGTAGGAAGAACACCGGGTTTGGACCCATCTTTCAGGAGGCGCGCGGTGTCGGTTTTGGCGCAGAGGGCGAAAACACCGGCGGGTTCATACAACTCGAAATGCGCGGCAGAATTGTAGGTAAGTCCTCTTTTTTCACGCAACTCTACAAATAATCTGGCGGACATGGAGCCTCCTAAAATCTGTTCGAGGACTTTGAGAACGTGGTATTCGGGGTCGTTGAATTGGTTGCCGACGCGGACGGCCAGCTCGATATAACTTGTGGCGCCATCCGTCGATTTGACGGAATACCGGGATTCGTTCTGCACTAAATGACAAGAGGGCGGGTTTAGAATCGGTTTAACGAGAGGATTGTGTGGCATTTTGCCGAAGGCGGTTTTCGCAATGTGGGTGCGGATTTTTTCAAAGGGGATAGAAGAAACGACACTCAACACCATATTCTGTGGTGTGTAGTGTTCTTTGTAGTATTCGACAACTGGATGGTGGGGTAGACAGCCGGGTTTGTGATAGGAAAGGTGGTCGACCCACTTCTCATACGGCGTTCCTTCAAACGCTAAATTTTCGATGAAGGAATTGGGTTGGTGTAGTTTGACCTCTTCTCTTACCACATTCAATTCTCGCTTGTATTCTTGCGGGTCGAATTTGGAGTGAAGGAGCATGTCGGCGACAATGGACAGGAATTCGAATGTGTGGGAATCGAGACAGTTCACTTTGAAGCATGTGTGTTGTTTGGATGTCGTCGCGTTGAAAAACGCGCCAGAATGGCTAAATGGTTCATTGACCTCTCGCCAAGTATGGAGAGAACGCGTTCCCTTGAAACACATATGTTCGATGAAGTGAGAAGCTCCGCGGATTTCGTCGGGTTCATTGACGGACCCCACGTGGACAAACGCGCGAACAATGGTTTGATTCGAGGCATTGGTAGGACGTTCATAGACGAGCCTTAGACCATTATCATAAGTGTGGACGACCGGTTTGGTCATCTCGTTTGTATTATGGAGAGAAGGATGCATGTAAGTGAATCATGCATTTGGAGAAGGATGCATGTAAGTGAATCATGCATTTGGAGAAGGATGCATGTAAGTGAATCATGCATTTGGAGAAGGATGCATGTAAGTGAATCATGCATTTGGAGAAGGATGCATTTGGAGATAATCATGCAACCCATATTGAAGTGTTGTATGATTTAACAAAAATTTAATGACCAGCATTGTAGCCGATTTCGAGAGGAACGCGGCTGATGTCCTGCTCGATGGTGCTTTGGTTCCATGGGCCGATATCCTGTCTAGGGATAACGGGGTCGGAACGGAATTGCAAGTTCGAGTTGCGGAGAGGAGCACTGGAGATGCCAATGTATTGACCAGGAGAGAGGAGGTCGGGGGTGGCACCAGCGTTCAATCCAGGGTTCAATTGTGCCCATTCACTGTTGGGGTCATTGGGCAACAAATCCGCCGCATTGTTGACGGGGCTCAAGTTGTAGCTAGTCTTTTGGTCGGCAACGCCTTCTGGGGCAGGAACAACGTGTTGGGCGTGGGTGTCCGCAACGGTGGGTTGTTTTGCTAAATAGTCGGATTGTTCGCTATAACTACTGGGATATCCGCTATTCATTCCGTCCATACTGTAAGTCTTTGAACCGGAATATGAGAGGAGGGCGACTCCAATAAACAATGCAACAACGGCGATAACGAGCTCCTTTCTTGCAAGAACCTTTTTAAATCCGGAAGATATGCCTTTAAACATGATGATAAACCGATATATAAACGCTGGACAAAATTATTCGAGATTTCCATGAGACGGAACGGGGCCGAATACGATTCTCAGATGCGAATTTAGGGTATCTCGTCGTCCTCGTCTTCGTCCGACAATTGGTCAATGTCTTCGTCGCTTTCGCTCATCTCTTCGAGAAGATACGTGTTTTTAATCCGTTTTGCCTCTAAATAATTCGCGAGGGCAATCTGTTTAGCCTCTCGCGCCTTTTCCCTGGCCTCCTTGTACAGTTTATAATACACATCATTGCGCTTCTTTAATTGGATGGGCGGCTCAGATTCTGATTCCACTAAATCGACGTCGACCACTTCTATGACCGACTCCAAGGGTGCTGGTTCTAAGGGAACCGACTCCAAAGGCGCAGACTCTAAAAGAACAGGAACCGGGTCCTCCTGCACTAGAACCGGTGTTTCAACAACAGCAGGTTCTGTTATCGGTTCGGGGGTAGTTGGAATGAACGCAATAGGAACGAGTGGCTCCGAAGTAGTCGACGATATCGACGTTTTGGGAATTATGCACTTCTCAAATAACTTCTCCGGTTCCACGACCAACATCTGTTTCAACACAATCTCGAATTGGAAACTGCGCACGCTACACTTAATTCCTTGGAATTCAAGTACGACCATGACATTCGTGTTTTCCTTAATGGTTTCGGGGTCGGTTTCTTGTTCCTTCTCATCGTAGACCTTGATGTTGACTTTTCCCAACGCAGTGGGAACATTCGCTCGGACAATGAAATATTTGCCCGACTTGTAGGTTTTGTAGGGAGAAGTCATAGAACTTTCGATGTCGTGTTCGTCGAGAGGCGTTTCGAACCACTTCTCGCGATTTGCGAAAATGCCGGCTCGCGCGGTTTCTTCTAAATTTTCCAACCAGGATAGAAACGAACTATCTTCATTGCTAAACATGAAATCACAAAAAATCTTTTTGCCGTGAGAAACGAATCCTTGCTTTACAGAGCATTTAGGAGCTAGAAAATAAAGCGGGTCATCTCCAGCGAGGGTTTTAATAAAATGCGCGCCGTTCTTGGAAACTGGGTTTGTCATGCGCAATTGGCCTAAATCAAATGGTTCTTTCAAATTGTAGATTTTCGGCATTGTATATTCATCGGCTTGTTTTCTTTGCATGTGATACAACGAATGGGTACGCGCCCAGCATTCTCAACACAATATATTGAAATGTAGTAAGACTGTGAATGGATTTGTCAGAATTGATTAAAAGCGAAGACGTGCAAAAACATATCCGAGCCCTGACAACAAGCGTGGGGTCATTAGTCTACAATGAAATTTATTTGTATATTTGGTTCATTTGCATCTACAATATATTCTTGTTGTTTGTGGTGGTATTGAATTTGTATCTGTTGATAACGCTCATTCGGGTCAATTACAAGGCGTCAAGGTCTGGGCATAATGTATAAGAACACCAAGAAATGTCGGTTTCCTCTTATGTTTACAATCAAGTGTATAATTCGAATGTAGACGGAGACAATGAATTTTTGACAATAGGAGGAATTCCCGCATCCGAGCTTCTCAACAACGATTCGATTTCAGGAGGAGGCGTAGGGTTGGAAAACAAGGTCGTCCCCGTTGGATTAAGCGTCATTTTAAGACAGCCTAAACGTAACACAGAATATTCTGTAGAGAAGGGCCAGGGGTGTGCCGTAGTCCCCGAAGACTTGTTTGACCGGCTGTTCGGGTCGATTCAACCTGCGGCCGCTAGTAAACGCGGGTCTAGGTCCAAACGTCAAAAAATCGTTATCAAAGGAACGAGCGCGAGCAAAGGAACGAGCAAAGGAACTCGCAGAAAAAAAGCAACATGAAATCGACATAAAGCTTGGCCATGAAATATTGATAACAGCAAACCATGGCAGAACCCGACGTTGAAGCAATTAAGTTGGTGCAGAGTCAGCAGGATGAACATTATGTGAACCAGTTTTGTTTTACTCATATGGCGTCGAATTATGCCGTGTTGAAATTGGCAATTAAACCCGGTGAAGACGAATTGCTCGAATTGTATACCGGGCATATAGCGAAGCACAATGCATCTTTAGAAAGTGCCGTGTTTCCGAATGCGGGGTTCGACTTGTTTGTTCCCGAGGAACAGAAGTTCACACATGATTTTCACACACAATTCATCGACTTGAAGGTCAAAGCCGAAATGATTTATTGTGACAAGAATTTGCAGGGTGTTGTGGAGACGGAGGAAGGAGAGCAAGTGGAGATTGCCGGCGGGTCATATTCGTGCGCTTATTATTTGTACGCGCGGTCGAGTTTATCGAAAACCCCGCTCATGTTGGCGAACCATGTCGGCATTATTGACGCGGGATATCGCGGGAGTGTATTGGCGGCAGTAAGGAAACTTCCGACTGAAAGGAAACTTCCGACCGAACCCCCTCTGAATGAATATACTGTAGAGAAGCATACTCGCTTGTTCCAGATTTGCCATTCATCGCTTTGTCCAGTATTCGTGGTTTTAGTTCCAGAATCAGAATTGAACCAATCGGAGCGTGGGGAAGGCGGATTCGGCTCTACTGGAGCGGTTGGCGCCACTAAATAAGTCTCAGGTCATTTCCTTCTCTTGGCAAATACATCTTTGGTAAAAAAGTCAAATATGTATTTATTGTAATAATGGATGTGAGGGTTTACCCGGGGAGATATCAGAAGCAGCATTTCCCGTCCGATGAAGGTAAAGCGAAGGTGATTTACGACTCGAATCCACAAAAACCACCTAAAGCGGTGGCGTTCGATTTAGATGAAACCCTCGGCAATTTTTCCGACTTGTATCTGTTATGGAAATCTCAGTCTCATCCGGACTCGTCGGTATTTACTCGTCTTCTCGATTTATTCCCGGAATTCATGCGAGTCGGAATATTGGATGTGTTGCGTTTTTTAAAGAGTAAAATAGATGCGGGTGAATGCCATCCGATTTACATTTACACAAATAATCAGTGTGGAACGGAATGGGTGGAAATGATTGTTGCGTATTTTGAACAAAAAACGGGAATCAGTTTCGCGAGGCCAATTTGCGCTTATAAAATCGGGAATCGTCGTATTGAACCAAACCGAACGACACACGAAAAAACATACGACGATTTTGTCCGGTGTTCCATGTTGAAAGTGCCATTCGAGATGTGTTTTGTGGATGACCGGAATTACGGGCCGATGCGGAAGTCGAAGGTCTATTACATCCAGCCGCCTCCGTATTTTCATCCTCTCACGAAAGAGGAAATCGACACGCGGATTTTAACGGGGAAAAGACCCACCATTGACACGAAATGGCCGCGGCATAAACGGGAACAAGATATAACCAACAAAGTCATGTATTATTTGCGCGAGTTCTTCCTGATGAATCTGTTGAGAAGCGGAAGAGGCAGAACGAGAAAACGGAAATTCCGCGTCGGAACGAAGAAACGACGCTAAGGTACATGGTCGTAAACCATCAAAATCAACTGTTCTTCTTCTGTCAGTTTTTGGTAGGTAAGACATAAATCAAATCGATATTGTGTAAAATGTCCGGAGGGAGTGCGACAGAGAACATTGGCCCCATCTTGTCCGAATTTGATGTCGACGACGACCCCGCCTCTCATCAATTTGGTTTTGTCAGATTTCCTTATCCAACGTGCATATTTGCCTTTGTGTAATACGTGTAGTTCTCCGACGAAACGGTAGTCGGTCAATTTGGAGCAGAATTCTTGGATGAGAGGACGCGGAATGCATTCGGATTTCATGGAATCGACCAAATCGCGGGAAATGGAATCGAATGTCTGGCCTTCTAGGAAATCGTTTTTTACAGAATTGAGAAGTGCGTCGATATCGATTTGCGAAAAAAGCGTGGGGTCTTCTCGCGCGGATTCGAGGATTTTCGACAGAGAAGGAGAGGTCATGTACAAAATAATAAAAAGGGGCTTTATATTATTTTGATTTATTGGGTAACACGCGGTTATTGTCTAACGTCGCCACTTCGGGTCTTAGAACGTCGCCACTTGGGGTCTTAGAGCGGCATTATTAGCCGCGCCATTCTGGTTAACGGAGACTCTCAATGCGCTGCCGACAGCGTTGCTAGTACCTGCGTTCGTCGAGATTTGGTCTGAAATATATTGGAACCCTGTGTGCGGAAACACTGATAAAATTTGCTGGACTTTCTCATAATTCGGTTTCTCAATATTATTCGTTGTTAGATTGTATCTGGCCATACCGGCTGAGATGCTTTGCATTGTTCTCAAGATATTACCGGAATCAAATGTTTTATTGACAATGGAATCAAATTCGGCAGTAAATAAAAAGGAAGTAATGTACGTCAGTTGTTTTGCAATCACGTCTTCTGGTTTTTTATCTATGTGAATCATAATATTTTTTACCGCTTCCTGAATTGTCATATTCGTAGTGTAACCGGGTTGAATTTGGGTGTACTGCAAAATATCTTTTAACCCATTGGGGTGTAATTTGGCAAGAGATGAATGTTTTTGCAAATTAATAATAAGATTCCGCGGTATCGAGACGATGGTGTAGTGTTGTAATTTATACAAACTCATTGTCAAAAAGGAAATGATGGTATTCACTTGGGTTGAATTGGATTCGTATGTATACCCTAGTGTCTGCTGCATGTCTCTAATAAACAATTTAAAATTTTCAAACATTATGGTGTTCTTGATGCGGGTTCCAGGTGGTATGTCAAATCCCCACGCTTTCAGAACCTGCATAAATACTTTAAAGTTTGTGTTGTATTTTACTCTGAATGACGTCAGTATTTCTATAAATTCCGCAAAATCCTCGTACGCACTTATGTTTAATTGGGCCATGGAATCGAGAACTTGTACCCATATGTTCACATCGTTGCCGGCAAAATTTTTCATGATTTCTTTACATTTTTCCCAATTTACACTGGTTACACCAACGTTTGTGAATACGGACATTAATTTAATCATGTTGTCCCAATCTGAATTTGTTTCGCTTAGCCGCGTGTTCTGAATATATGCTTGCATTGAAGTTTGAATGGGTGCTAATTCGCTTCCTTTTGTTATGCCAAATTTAACCAACACTTGTTCATCTGCGATTTGATTCGTTTCCATTGTTTCTATTGTTTCGCGACCAACCAAAAAATCTTTCACTCGCGTAAACATGTTTGATATGGATTCGAGAAAGGTGGGTGGCGACATACTTTCAAATCCATCTTTGCCATGGCTGGTCACGAATTTGTAGGCGGTGCTGCCCGTTTTCGCCTGTTCCACGAGTTGATATATAGTATACTTTTGGTTGACTAATTTCCAAAATTGTCTTAGGTCGGTGGACCCGGTGTGGGGTGTATGGTTTGCAGAATTCGAAGTATTATGATGGAAGTAGTCTTTGCCTGAATGGGTGTTTATAAAATTCATCAAATACAACATTTGCGCGAGGGTATTTGGGGTCCAGGTCAATTTTTTGTATAGTGTTTCGGCAGGATTGTCTGGGTCTTTTTTTCCGTCCGACGTGCATCCTTCATTCCAATAATTTCTGAATGCTTCAACTGCGCCTGGCAAATCAATCTGAATACCCGCCAGTCTTTTAACTGAATCCACGCTAGATATATAACTCGGCCAGTTCGAACCTACCAGGCCCTTTATTATCTTTTCCAAAGAACACATTTTGCGAAGCATGGTGGACCCGGTTTTGCAATCGGCTGATATTACCACATCATTGTTGGCGTGGTCCACCAGGTCTGACAGCGTATTTGAATTCGAGGTGGCACTATAAGTGAAATTGATGTTGTGCATAATAATCAGCATTTGGTAATATTCATCGACGTTTGTGTTTGTTAGAATACCCTTGTTTTTGCTAGTTTCCAGTATTTGTTTTAAATTGGAATAGTTTCCGCCGGTGCGAAGAATTAAATTGGTGAGACATCTGTTATCCGATTCGTTGCCAATTGGAAGAACATTGTAGTTATTGGTTTTTAAATTATAGGTTTTCACCATCCCCACGAATGTTGTAAAATCGGCGGGGCTTCGAATGCCGAAATCGCTTATGATTATTATCATTATGTTAAAGATTGGCTTTGTGTTTGGAAACTCGTTAACCAATGTTCTTAAAACGAGTAATGCATCAGAAACTTTAGTTATACGCATTCTATCTCTGGCATAGCTCAAGATGTTCGTCAAGTCCGTGTACATATGGTCGTCACGTATTCCAGCTTGTTTAAGAACGTCGATACACCCTTGTATCTCAGTGCAATCTGAATATGAGTCTTCTCCTAATACATTTTTTACAATTTTTTGCGCATTTGGTGTGTTGCTGCATTCCTTGGACCTGGATGGTGTTGGGCCGGTGTCTAGGCCTTCCTTATATACAATTCTGGAACGTATGGAAACTGCTTGAATAACGACGATAATGATGATTGTTAATAAAACCAATCCTACTAAATTCGAGTACGAATATTTCATTTAATATTATACAAATCTGACATATTTTGTGCATCATTGGCGATTGGAGCGCATCGCGTTATTGCATTTGTATGTCGAAATTAAAAAATCGTAAGACATCTTCCATTTTGGTGTATCCTTGGGAACGAAGGCTTGACAGAACGGCGTTTGCCTTGGTTGCGTCGAATTTACGGGGAATGGGAGTCGGGATCGTGCGCGTATAAACCATGTTTTTCCAATGGTGACCAGTTCCCGCCGGAAATTGGTTCACATTTCGAGTGCATTCCGACTTATTCAATATCGTATATTGACTGTCAGTCTTTCCAAGCGCTAAATCATTTGTATTTCCAACCAAACACCACTCGCCGGATTGCAATCCAAATACGGAGGCATTCTTTGATTCAGCAAATCTTTTACATTGATTGTAATAATCATCAGTTGTGGCCCACAGTTTAAATTTTATCCGCCATCTACTTCCTATATTTTCTATAGTCCAACGCCCGCCGGGTCTTACCACGGCACCTATATCCGATGTATCATATGTTCCATTTTTATATTCTCGTTGATAGAAGCCAGTAGGCATACGGAAAAGATGTACAGTGCCATCTTTGTCTCTTATTGACCTGGACCCAGTATCTTGTGTGCAAACACCATCATTTACGGATGTCCAATCTGTTGCCACTTCTGTCGCAGGAGAAATGCTCGACACCCCACTTGAATCCAAATAAATGATTGTTTTTGTTAACAAGTCCTTATTGGATACGTCGATTTGCGCAAGACCATTGCCCAATAATAACTTGTTTAAATCCGGTATGTCCCATTGCTCTAATTTCGTACCTTGTGGTAAAGAGGAAGACAGTGCCATGGGTTCAATCCGCTTGACGTTTCCGCAAACCAAGCAAATCAACAATATAGATACTAAAAAAATCCAGGATTTCATGTTATATATCATATGATAACATGATATCCCGTTTACCACAAACCGTTGCTGTCCGCGTTGTTATACGGGATAGCTACATTTAAGTCTGTGTATCCCTCGGCTTTCAGTTTTTGCAATGCGGTGTTTAATGCAGCAGAATCGAACGCGTATTGTTTGCCACCCTTGGCGGTAGTTCTTGTGTATACGTTATTCAGCCATCCAGCCCCTTCCAAATGACCGCATTTTCCGATATTTGTGTACTTGTGTCCTCTCAAACTCTCATTCCCAAGCGCGGCCTCATTGGTGGTTCCGACCAAACACCACCCCCAATATTGTAATCCAAATACACTCGCATCTCTGTAGTTTGCATAAGCCTTACACACTTCGTACTTTTTGTGGTGTGGGTCCAAGCCATTTAGACTTAGGTCTTTCAGTATTTTGGTTCTCTCGACGGCGGTTAAATTTGCATGATCCAATGTAGGAAGACCGGGGAACATGTCTGTGCGTCCGTCGCTAAATTGGATAGACCTGGCGCCGTTATCAGTTACGCAGACGCCTCCCATTTTGTCCGGCCACTCACCAAAAATCGGCTTTCCGGTAGTAACCGCATAGGGAACCTTATATGGCCCATTCGCAAAATAGCGGATGGCTTTGGTGGTTAACCCATTGGTATCTGCCACATCGAGTTGGGTTGTAAATCCGTTTGTTTTTAAAGCGGCATTGATGGCATTCAAGTCCCACTGTTGAATGGTTGATTCGTCGGTTCCAGTAGTCAGGCCTTCTCTATTCAACCCCAACATCAGCGCGATAATAATAATCAACACGACCCCCAATATAACGTGTATTTGCTTTGATTTCATGTATATTATAGTGGTCGATTCATTACAATATAAAATGAATGTTATGTGGAATGCAAACAATGAAAATTGCACAATACGAATATTCGGAACAAATCGCACAAGGGTCATTCGGCGTCATCTACAAAGGGAAAAATGCGAAAACGGGTGAACGCGTCGTCGTAAAAACCGAGCCTTACGGAGTCGAGTTCTCCACCATTCGCCACGAATCGACCATCATGAACCTTCTCTATTCTAAATCTTGTCGAAGTATTCCGCCGACTTATTGGTACGGCATTGTCCCCGAGACAAACGAACGCATTCTGGTTATGCCTATGTACCAAGAATCCCTCGAGGAACTGGCGGCGAAAAACCAAGGCCGCACATCCAAACAATATTGCCAAAATATCATGCGTTCGGCCATAAGAATCTTGAGTCATATCCACAGTAAATATGTGGTGCATCGGGACATCAAACCCGCGAACTGGATGATTAACCGCGACGAATTGATGTTGATTGATTTTGGCCTGGCGACTTTTTACGTGGACGCGGCCGAGACCCATTTACCTCCTGCGAATCCGCCTAAAACCTCCATCGTCGGAACGCCTAAATATGCAAGTTGGAATATTCATTGTGGAGAGGAATACAGTCGACGCGACGATTTGATGTCGGTGGTCTATGTCGGATTGTTCTTGTTGCACGGTTCCAGTCTTTGGTCAAATGGTCCACTCGAATTGACTGGGGAAAAAACCGCATTGGCGAATCCTCTCAACCAATGGCTAAAAACGCAAAAAACTCTGGATAAAATTACAGATATTTCTGTGGAAGATTGGCCGGAATTGGCAGAATATGCGAGACGAGTCTACGCGATAAATTTCGATGAGACTCCCGATTACGAGAGCTTGGAAGAATTGTTTTCTCAACAGAAAACCATATAAACGACAAACTTCTTTAGAAACCATAATCAGTTCTGGAATGAGTGTTGCTTACGAGGAAACTGAAACCAACGAAACAACGGTTGCTGCGCGTCTGACTGGAAAGGTGAAGTGGTTCAATAACAAGGCTGGATTCGGGTTTGTCACTGCCTGTGAGGGTGAGTTGAAGGACAAGGACGTGTTTGTGCACTATTCGTCGATTCAGGTTCCGAACGACCAGTACAAGTATTTGGTGCAGGGGGAATATGTGGATTTCGAGTTGTCGAAGCCGGAGAAGGGGGACCATGAGTTCCACGCTATTTCCATTTCGGGTGTCAAGGGAGGCAGTTTGATGTGCGAAACGAGGCGGTTGACCCAAGAGCGTCGTCCTTTCCGCCCGCGCGCTTATAAGACCTCGGATGACTCTGCCGCTAGTGCTAGTCCTCGCGCGGAAGAGGCTGCTGGTCCTGCCGTTAGACGCACTGCTCCCAGAAAGACCGCTTCGGCAGTCGATTCTGACGGGTATTCCAAGCCAAATCGCCGTGGCAAGGCCACTGCAAAGGCTGAGTCGAAGTAATTAATCATGTAGAATAATGCTCTACATGATTGTATAGTAAAAATATGGGATTGTGGTTTTACATCGGGTTTATTGTGTTTATCGTAATATGTCTGTGGTTCGGGTCTTCGTCTCCCAAAGAACCTTTTTATTCCAAAGAAAATGGCGGAGTAAAAGTCGTCATCTACGAGAATTCCATTGCTACTACCCGCACAGCGAATTTAGAAAAATTATTGACGAAATTCAACTATGACTATGATATTCTGGGGAAAGGCGATAAATGGTCGGGATGGCACGGTCGTATGCAGACGTATCAGAAGTATTTGAGAGGAGTCGACGATGACGCTTATCTCCTGTTTTCCGACGGACGCGACGTCCTAGTGGACCAAGACGCGAAAGTGTTTGCCGACAAAGCCATCCGATTGTATAAAGACAAAGGCCGCAAAATCATTTTCAACGGGGAAACACTCTGTTGTGTCGCCGGCAAGGAATTCAAAGGAACTCCCGAAGAAAAAGAGAAATATTTCGAAACCATCCGCAAATTCTTCGAGAAGCTGCAACCGGCACCGGCTCCTCCTCTCTACACATTGAATTTCGGTCTGGCTTTCGGAAAGGCGCGCGATTTCAAAGAAATGTTTAGAATCATGGATTTGAAACCGGAAGAAGACGACCAGGGCGTCCTTATACAGAAAATCATGAAAGGAGAGTTCGACAATTATGTGTTGGACTATGACAATATACTGTTTGGCATCATGTTCGACCGACCCCCGGAGTGGGACCCTGCGCGGAAACAATTGATAAATCCTACCACAAAATCATTTCCATCTTTTTTGCATTTTCCGGGGGAGAGTCCGGATTATAAACCGTGTGTAACTGCACTATTTGACGCGTATTTGAAACAGAAACCGTTCGATTGATTCCATGGTTTGGATTTTAATATTAGAAATAAATTTCAAAAAAAACGAGTTAAAGGAATCGTGTCATTTATTATAAACATATTTGATTGTAGATATAGATAATAGAATGGAATCTGTTCGGAAAGACATTAGTTCGACCCCGACGGAATGGAATCCGCCTAGTACGGAAATACAGCGTTTGTTTCAGTTTTCTTCTGATACATTTGTACATAAAGATTCGAATCATTTTACGGAAGAGGAATATGAGAAAATGCCTTCTACGTTGATGAAGGCGATTCGGAGGACAGATGCGTTGTTGGAGCAGACAGAGCAAGCAAGAAAGGCCGCCATCGAAGCGAACAATGAACTGAAGGGAATTCAGACGCTGATGGTTCGATATGCGAAGAAATTGTTGAAAGACACGAACAAAGCCGAGGCGAAACAATCTAGACTGGAAACGGGCAAAGGGTTCCACCGTCCTTGTAAGATTAGTAGTCAGATGTGTCAGTTTTTGGGAATAGCCGAAGGTTCCACGTCCTCTCGCGTGGAGGTGAATCAGTTCATGAATGAGTATATCAAAACGAATGGGCTGGTGGACGAGACCAATGGACAGAACATTGTTCCGGATGAGAAGCTGTGGTCGATTCTGAGCGAACAGGCCAAGGGAAACAAAATTACTTATTTTAGTATCCAGAAGTACATTAAACATCACTTTAAATAAAGGGAACCAAGGTTCCCTTTAGAACCTCCTCTTTTTTATAATCATATGGGGTGTAAACACGAAGGTGAAACTCTTCGAGTCAGACCCTCCCCAAATGGGGGAGGGTCTGATTGGTACAATTTCTCCTTTAGAACCTCCTGTTTTGTAATTGTAATCATATGGGTTGAAAAAATCCACATGATTTGGTGTTTATGGTTTAGTCTGTAAATCTACAGTCAGGTCATTCAGAATTTCCTGTGGATAATCCATCGTTTTCAGAATCGCGATTCCCCCCTCCATCGTCGATATTCCCTTACGCATTTTGTAAGTGTATTTAAATCCGCCTTCCTCAGTCCGCTCCACAATCATCTTATAGTTCTTGACTTTTTCCGACTTCTTAAACTTCTTGCACATCTCCACATAATGTGTTGTCAGAATGAATCGGACATTGTCCTTCTTCGCCAAATATTTGAGAAGTGAGTGTGCGGATTTGGCCGCTTCTTTCGGGTTCGTTCCCGAATAAAGTTCGTCGAAAATGACGAAATGGGGTTCTGATTCTGGTGCATCTTTAATTTTGTCGAGTATTTCTTTGCATCTTCTCGATTCTGCCTGGAATAAACTGTCGCGGCCCGAGGTATCCGGAATATTCAAATACGAGTGAATATGTTTGAATGGAGTGAGTGTTGCGGAATTGTAGAATCCATAACCGACCTGTTGCGAGAAGATGATATTGAGTGCAGTGGTTTTGAGCGTCGTGGTTTTGCCGCTCGCATTCACACCCGTTATAATCAAGTTCGTGCTTAAATCGACCGTGTTTTGGATATATGCAGTGTTTTTGTGTGCCGGGTAATACTGGCCTTCGAAGACAAGTTGTTCTTGTTCTTGTTCGGAAAGAGAGAACGCGGCTTTGCCCAAGAATCCGGCTTTGACCCCGCGTTCGACTCCTCTCAACAAATCAATATAACCTTCAAATCCAACACTATATTTCAAACTCGCCTCGTAGTCCATGGAAGCGTAAATCTGGTAATAGCAATGGAACATGTGGCCTAATTCACCGACTTTCCTTAGGGTCCAACCGTAGGGCGTCAATGAGTCGCCAATCAAATCGCGAAGTTCCAGCAACACCAATTTATGACTGTGGACGTCTTGGCAGAAATCGCCGTAATAGGACATCCCCGCGGTCAATCGGACAAAAGAATCCATCGAACCTATTGTGCAGTCTAAATAATCGCGCAAGAACAAGAGGTTCGAATTCATGCGTTTGATGGATGTGTGGTATTTGAATACGTAGACGACCTGATTATACGTCTGCAGAATATACATGCCGCCAATAAACAGCGCATACATGGCATTCTCGAAGTTCCATTCTTTGATGTTGATGAGGCGACCAATAAAATGCGTCTTGCTGACGTCTCGGAGCGTTTTCAGATAAACCTCGAAGGAGATAGGAACGCGCCAGAGTTTCAAGAGGACGAAAGGCATGAGTAGAATGACGAGAGGCATGGCGAGACTGTAGACGGGCGACAAGATATTTATGACCGAATAGACATTCAGAAATGGCCGTGAATGATTCAGTTTTTCCAAGAAGACGTATTCCATGAAGGAATGTTTGTCCAGGAAATCCGTGTCCTCTTTGATTTCTTTCCAGACCTCTCGAAATCGGGCGGTCATTTCCTGTGTCAACGTCCGATTTGTCTTTTTGTTCGACTCTATGGTGCGGTCTAGGTCGAATACGGACATACGATGAACAACCTGTTGCGTATCTTCCAAGAACCCCACATTGGTGGTATACGTTTTGGCCATTTCTTTGACCAATAGACGGCCAAAATCGTGGGTCGGTTCACACAAATGGGTGTACATGGATGTGTTGTTGGAAGAAGGATCTTCTTGGCCGGAAAACAATTCCAAATCATCCGATACGGTTTTCGAGAGGACGCACGTCTGGGATTTGTCTAAATACTCGATAGGTAATAGAAATCCATCGTAGATTTTATCGGATATTTGGGGGTGTGGAATCGGGGCGAAACCCAACATATTATTGAACGCTTCCATGACGCCCGCTGGTTTTTTGATAATACATTCTTCGGGTTCTGGTGCCATTCTATATTATACGCTACACACTCGCATTACAGAGATAATACGAATTTGGACTCGCCCCAGTTTCTTTGGAACTTGATTATTCCGGGATTTGGACACTCTAATCTGCGTCGACCTCCTCCATAAGGGGTTTCTATCTGGGCCGCATACGGCGCTTCTCCCGCGTTAAAATACGCACCAATGGGTCGGCGGTGTTCATCGAACGTAAATATCGCGTCCTCGTTTAACCAATTTCCTAATCCTCCATGTTTTCTGTAAATCTCGGCCTTGTTTACAAAATCGCCGGATTTATATTCCATCGCGAGTCCTCGGTCCGTATTGAAAAAGTCTTTTAACAACTCGGTTTTTGTCTCCAAGAACCACTTGACATTGAATAATCCGATGTTTTTCGAGTAACATTCTTGCAATTTTACATAGGAATCGCAAGCCGGGGCGGATTCACAGATTTTGTCCCAGAAATGGGGCATGAATTCGCATGTGTCGTGTAAGTAGAAAAAATGCGTGTATTTTTGTAGCTCGGTGCGGCCCTCTTTGGAAAGAGTCATATACATGACGCCATTGTAATCAATATTGACGCAATTACAATACACAATGTTGAAATACTCTTCTCTGATGATGGGGCTGTTTTCGTCTGATTCGCCGACCACAATATAAATATTGGCGCTCGGGATATGGGCTTTGACGGCACTATCTATAATGGGTTGTATTGTGGTTCGGTGGAATTTATAACAACTGTTGATTATGATTGCGATGTTTTGGGTCATATTATAGTATTCCATCATTTGCGAGTTTGTAAATTGGACGAGAGTATTATAAATCATATCTGCTAATATGTTGTTTTAGCATCTGAATATCGGACTCTAATTCTTTTTTCTGGACGCTGTATCCGACGGCAAATCCGATTAGTCCAGACCCCAAAATCGTTAAAATATAATAATAGACCATGGATGAATATTATTGTATTTTCTTACCCTTTATGTGGATTTATTTATTGGAACACCAAATCCGCCGGCATCTCCTCGATGCTCACACCATAATGTTGCTCAATGATTTTCATCTGTCGAATATCCGACTTGGTGACAAAGTTGATGGCGACACCCTTGCGCCCCCAACGGCCACTTCGTCCAATGCGATGCAAATACGTATCCACCGACCTAGGAACGTCGAAGTTGATAACCGTGTTGACCTGCTGCACATCAATGCCGCGTGCCGTGATGTTCGACGAAATCAAGGTCCGGAATCGACCATCGCGGAATTTCGTGATGGTGTCGTGACGCTCCTGTTTCGACATGTCCCGGTGAATACTGCAAACCGAAAACCCGTCGTCCAACATCGCCTGGTGCAAATCCCTCACGCGCCGGACATCATTCGCATAAATAATCGTCTGTGAAATCGAAATCCGGGAAAATAAATCCTTCAAGCATTCAATCTTGTCGTAATCATTGTGCATCGCAATGAAATACTGCTTGATTCCGTCCAAATTCAACTCCTCTGGCTTCATTGTTATGCGGACCGGGTCGCGCATGAAACGCTCCGTCAGTTGCAAGATGGCGGGTGGCATCGTCGCACTAAACAGCGCAATTTGCACATCCGAAGGCAGTTGTTGGAATATATTGTAGATTTGGTCTTTGAACCCCACCGACAACATCTCGTCCGCCTCGTCCAACACGCAAATCTTGACGTCGCGGGTGGAAATGGCGCGGCGTTTCATCATGTCGAACACTCGGCCCGTACATCCCACTATAATCTGGGGAATATTCGTCTTCATATCTTGCATCTCGTCCATGACCGCCGTTCCACCCACCATGGTGCGAATGTTTAAGCCCTCGATAAAAGTCGACAAATTGCAAAACACCGAATATATCTGTTGCACAAGTTCATGTGTCGGCGCTAGGACAATCGCTTGTGTCGTTTTTGCGGCGGGGTCAATGTGCGACAACACTCCTGTGACAAATGCGCCCGTTTTGCCCGTTCCCGATTGAGCCTGTGCGATGAGGTCCCGCTTCGCTTTAATTGGCGGAATGGCCTTCTTCTGAATATCACTCGGGTTCTCAAACCCATAGGCATAAATCGAACGCAGGATATTTGTCTCGATGTCCAAATCATCCCACGTTTTAATCGCGGATTCCTCTTGTTCTTGTTCAGGCGCAGGATGCGCGGCGTTTTCTTCTTCTAAACCATACGAACTCATTTCTCAGAAAATTGAATGGTTAAAATTACTACAAATTATAACCATAATCCATTTAAATACGTTTACTACAATATATATATCAAAAATGTCTGTCTTTTTAGTTGAACAATTGGTGGACATTGCGGCGTCGGGAGCCTTTTTGCGAGTCTCCGACACAATCGCCAAACTCTTGAAAGACCTCGAATCCTGTTTAGAAATAACTGACGCGGACGATGGAACGAATTCCGCCTCTGCATCTTCTTCTGCCGCTGCGGGTCGGTTCGATTCCGGCTCAAATGTGCGACACTTCCGCAAAAATCCGGCAGAAAGAAAACCGGCGCATCATGGTCCGAACCGTTATGACGTCGATGCCCTGGCGGCCAAGGCCTTAAAGCGTGGACCCGAATCCGGTAAAAGACATGGAGCGGAAGAAGCCGAAGACTGGTCGACGATGCGGTCTTTTAAAGCGACAAAAATCGAAACCAAGACGGGCATCGACAAAACCATCAACGATATTCGTGTTGCGCTCAACAAATTGAGTTCCACCAATTACGAAAAACAACGAGATGCTGTGTTGGGTCTGGTTGCCGCCGCCGACACCGATTTACTCGACAGTGCAAATATTCGGCGTGTTAGCAAAGCCATTTTCGACATTGCCAGCACCAACAAATTCTATTCCGAGATTTACGCCAGCCTTTACAAAGAATTGGTCGCCGTGCATCCTGCCTTCCGCGAATTACTCGATGAATTTGTTGCGGGCTTTACCAGCATGGATTCCACACCCATTTACGTCGACCCCGATAAGGATTATGACGGATTTTGTGCGTATTCGAAAGCGTGCGACATTCGAAAATCGACCAGCACCTTCCTTGTGAATTGTGCGAAACAGGGTCTCATCGAGCCCGACCAAGTCGCCGTTATCTTGAGAAGATTCTTGGATTTTATTACTGTGAAGATTCTCGAAGAAGGCCAAGGCAAAGTGGTGGAGGAAGTGGTGGAAAACGTGTTTATTATTGCGACCTTGTGCAATGAAGAATTGCGGAAAACGGAACAATGGAAAACCGGAATTCTGCCTTCCATCAAAACGCTTGTTCAACAAAAAGGGGACGGCCATCCTAGTTTCAGCAACCGCGCCTCATTCAAATGCATGGATATTTTAGACAAGGTATCTCTGTAAATATGAACCCGACTGCCATTCCTTATGTAGCAACGTCTATTGCTGTCATAGCCCGATTCGTATTCATGTATTTGTTATATACCAAAAAAAGCACAAATAATTGGTCCCTCTCATTTTGTATTTTAAGTATTTTTTCATCGGGGATGTGGGAATATTACAGCATCCTGAATAACGACATGCCCCTAATAGTGAGAAGCTCCACAGAAATTACTCTGTTGAGTATTTGCGCTATTTATATTGTCCGCAATAAATGGATTCAATCTCGTATTCATCCTGTGGCGACAGACGAGGTTCAAGTACTCAATGTGTAAATTCGAGTGTTCTGCTATTTTACACGTGTATTTCAT